TGCATTCTAAAAGCAAGAAGCAACAAAAGAAGAAGGGTGGAAAGAAACAAACTCGCAAGCAAAAGAAAGGTAGCCGCAAGCAAAAGAAATAAGTTGATTAATCACTTATAGTTTGATTAATAATTAATTATATATACCATATAAATAATTATTACTTTTTGAATGGGTTCATATGTTTTTCATTGTAAATTAAATTTCCGGCAGGTTTATAACTATTAATCGATTTATAATCACCCTTTTTATCTTCTATAGTTATTTTTTTTGATTTTAATAAGAAGTTATTAGCATTATTGTTATTGTTATTATTTCTACTGTTATTATCATCATCATTATCTTTATCTTTATCTTTATTAACTACATTACCATATTCATCTACCTGAACCCCTGTTTTATTTTTAATTTCATTACGAACATAGGTAGGAACCCAATGGTTCCATGAAATAAATAGTAAATTAGGATGGGTATATCTAACAATAAACCCATTATCACGTAATTCGTCTAAAATATAAGCAACACATGAACCATGGTCATATTTCGGAACACCTATTATTATTTCAGGAACTATAAACCAACAAACTGTATTATCTACAGATTGCTTAGATGTGGTTTTTATTCTAACGTGAACTCGTCCTAACATTTTTTTATAAATAATTAATTTATTTAAATCCTTTTCCTTTTTTTTATCATATAATTCATCAATGTTAATTTTATGATTTTCTTCATCGTCGTCGTTCCCAAAATTAAATATAGACGCCATTAATGAAAATGTGTTAGAAAATATTTTTTAATATATAATTTATTTAATATGGTAATCAAACACTTGGTATTTTCAGGAGGAGCTCATTACGGAGTAACTGGATATAGTGCCATTGAATATATTAAAGAAGTTGGATATATAAATTATGATAATATTGAAAGTATATACGCCACCTCAGCCGGCACAGTGAATGCAATATTATTTTGTTTAAATATAGACAAGAATCAAATGTATGATTATATAATAAATCGCCATTGGAGTAAGGATTTTTTGCTAAATTCGGAATCATTCACTAATATTATTTTTAAAAAAGGATTATATGAGATGAATTGTTTTGATAATTTTTTCAAACCTTTATTTGCGATAAAGGATATTAATATTGATATTACCATGAAAGATTTTTACGATAAATTTAAAATATTTATGGAATTTAACACTATTTGTATAAATAGTTTTGAAAATGTAATAATAAATCATATTACTTATCCTGATTTACCAGTAATTAAAGCAGTAAAAATGTCATCTTCTATACCACTTATTTTTACACCGGTAAATTTTGAAAATAAATTTTATGTTGATGGAGGAGTATTGATGAATTATCCGCTAAATAGTTGTATTAATAACAAAAAATGTGATTTAAATGAAATACTAGGTATTCGTGTAAATTTTGATATTAATAAAAAAAATGAGATAGATATTGATAGAGGGAGTGATAGTTCTACTTCAATTGATGATAACGAATGTTTAAATGATAACCTTCAACCAGATGAATTAAATGAAAAAAGTAGTATTATTAGTTATCTGCAACATTTACTTTTGAAAATAATTAGATTATTAGATACATCATGTAGTCAAACTAATATTAATAACGAGTTAATAATATATTCAAATGGATTAAGTTTAGAAAATATTAAAAATTTTGTTACTAATACTAAGTTGAGAGAACAATTATTAACTTCCGGCGAAATATACGCCAAACAATATATAGAAAAAATAGATTCCTATAATAAATTATAATAAATTACCAATATTTAAGATGTATATGAATTTATAAATTGTTCCAAATTACCCTCGTTGGGTTTTGCGTCGTATACTATTTCTTCATCTCCTTTTATTAAAATTATTGTAGGATATCCTTCAACACCGTAATCTTCTACCATTTGCTTAGATGTTCCTGCATCCTTAGAACAATCTATTTCCTTCATATAAATTTTTGTATGATTTATTGTTTTATTATCATATTTATTTTTAAAGGAGGTCCATGGTCCAGGTTCAGCGTCAGTCCCTTTTGCCGACTTACAATGAGGACACCAATCAGCGTAAAAAAACATTAATGTAACCTCATTTACTTTATCACTTCCTGCCTTAAACTCGTTATTATTTTTATATGATGGATTATAGCGAGGATAAATTACAGAATTGTAAATATACCATATAATGATAACAAATACAACAACTATTATTGCATATAATACATAGTTGCGAATCTGCTTTTCGTTAAGATTAAACATATATATATTAACCAAATAAATAAAAAATAATATTTTACGTAATATATTAAAGATAAAATATGTTATATACATATTATGTTATACAGATTAGGCAATGGTAGATTAATTGAACTTAATAAAAATGATTTTATAAGTGATAAATTGTTTTATCAAAAAATATATAATTATTATAATATTAATAATTGTAAACCCTGCGTAGATATTAAAGAAAGTAAACCTTTTAAAAAAATAATATCATTATTGTAATAATTTTATATTGTAATAATTTTATATTATTATAATATAACAATGGTAAAAACAGCAAAAAATGCTAAAAATAAATTTAGACATACTAAAAAGAATAAAATTAGTAATACGAATAAAAATAAAATTAATAATAAGAATAATAACAAGATTGTAAATAGTAACGTTATTAATAAAACAATAAAAGTATATGCTGAAGAACATTACAAAAGTGGCGACGGTATGTTAACATCTGTATGGGGTCCTAGTTTATGGCATTCACTTCACACAATAAGTTTTAATTATCCAACCAATCCAACGCAAAAAGATAAAGATCATTATAAAAAATATATTTTTCAATTACAGCATGTTCTTCCTTGTAAATATTGTCGAATTAACTTGAAGAATAATTTTAAACAATTACCTTTAACTAATAAGTGTATGGAAAGTCGTGATACATTTTCAAGATACATTTATAATTTACATGAATTAATAAATAAAATGCTAAAAAAGAAATCTGCGTTAACATATGACGATGTGCGTGAACGATATGAGCATTTTAGAGCTCGTTGCGGTAAAAGGAAAAAGGTTAAACTATTTAAATTTAATAATAAAACAAAGAAGAAACACCCTGGATGCACAGAACCATTGCATAAAGTAAAAAGTAAAGGTATTATTCAAATTGTTCCACAAAATGAAAAATGCGAATCGATACAAATAGATAATAAGTGTGTTATTACGAAATAATTATATAAATATATATTTATATATTATGGGTTGTTATAGAAAAGAAACTATACATTATAAATATGGACTATTTGATAATACGATTGACGCAGTATATGTATTAACTATGGAAGATAGTACTAGAAGAAATGACTATATGTATCAATTAGAAATGTTCAAACCTTGTTCAAAAGTTCATATTATGCATAATAAAGGTTATAATAAATGTGAAAAAAAATTATGTGATAAGGATAATTGTTTTCGTGTTGATATATCATACAAAGATATTACTCACGCATATATGAATACTTTAAAAGACGCAAAAAAAAATAAATATAAAAACATTTTGATTTTAGAAGATGATTTTATTTTTAATAGTCAAATAAAAAATCAAGATATTATATTCCAAATAGAAACATTTATAAAAAGCATACAAAATACCAATACCGTATACCATCTTGGAACTATTCCCATAGTTTCAACATATTACGGTAACCATCGTAAAATAATAGCAAGTATAGGTTGTCACGCTGTATTTTATAATACAAAAAGTATGGAAACTTTATTAAATAATGAAATAAATATACATGATTTTGACTTAGCTTTGTTTAAATATGTAAAACGTTATTGTTATCATGAACCATTGGCGTATCAGACATTCGGTGAAACCGATAATAATAGTAATTGGGGGAAATTTGTATTTTTACTTGGTGATATATTAAGATATATTACTGTATCTATTTTAAAATTGTTAAATTTAGATAAGAAAGTAGAACCAGGAACATCAAGAATATATAATTTTAATAAATTTGTATATGATTTATTAATACCCTATTTTATTTTTTATTTTATTTTGAAGAAATATATACTCAAATAAATACTAAAAAAACTAACATTACGAATAATATCGGGGTGGCGCAGAGGCAGCGTGTTAGGCTCATAACCTAAAGGTCAGAAGATCGAAACTTCTTCCCGATAACAAATAATATAATAATTTAATCATTATTATATTATTTCATTTACAATTATAAATTTAATCGCAATCGCCGTCCACCATCATTTTCACGAGTTCGTCAAAAGATACTTCCGGTTTCCAACCTAATTCTGTTTGCGCCTTTGTTGAATCTCCCAATAATTCTTCTACTTCGGCAGGTCTAAAATATTTTTCAGATACATTTATTAATTCTCTACCTGTATTTTCATCGTAACCGATTTCTTCTATACCAGTTCCCTTCCATTTTATATTGAACCCTTTTAAAGCAAATGACTTTTCCACAAATTCTCTGACTGAATGAAACTCATTTGTTGACAATATATAATCTTCTGGTTTATCTTTTTGTAACATTAACCACATTCCTTTAATAAAGTCACCCGCATATCCCCAATCACGCTTAGCGTCCAAGTTACCTAATGTTATTGTATCACGTTCTCCTTTTAAAATCATATTTAATCCTCTTGTAATCTTTCTTGTTACGAAAGTTGGTCCACGTCTTGGAGAATTATGAATACGTCCTAACCCAATTCCAGCATGAAATGTACCACTTTCTGTTTCAAGATCATAAAACCACCCATCATAATCGGTCATATCAATTATTTTCTTTATACAATTATTTTCTTTAGACATATGATGATGTGATCCGCCATAATTATTATTTATAACTTTTTGTTGAAACAACCTTGAAATTTTAGTATCTTTCTGTATTTGTCTTTGCGAATATCCTTGTTCATGTAATTGTTTTACTAATTGTACTTTTTCATGAGATTTTGTTAAAGAAAAACGTGAATCACTAAGGATATTGATACTATAATATAATCTTTGTTTTCCATGTGCAAAAACATATTCTACATTAATATTGAAATCTTGTTTAGTAGTTATTTTTAATAAATATAACAATCCTTGGGCTAATGTTGCTGAATTTGTTTTAAAATTTTTAAATTCATATATACATTTATTTCTTTTTAACCCATCTGCTTTATTGTATCCTTTTAAAAAATGTATTTGATTTTCTTGATTGGTATTAAATATTTGATAAGGTACTCGCTTAGTTTTATCCTTGTTATATAATTGATATTTTCTAAAAAAATCTTGAAACCCTTGTAAATTTAGTTGAAATATTTTTGCATTTACATTAAATCCACTTGATGTTGTTCTAATTACATAATCGCATTTTTTTTCATTATATTTACAAATACTTTCCCATAAATTTATAACATGTTGTATATTTTCTATATTTTTATTTGTAAAACACATGTGACTTTTTGAAATATGTCCATCGCCTACCATTAATCCTAATAATTCAGCTTCTTCGGGTATAATAGGATTAATTAGAAAACCTAGTTTTTGTTTACATTTTGTTATATGATTTCTTAAATGATCTTTTCTTGATAAAATACAATTACAATACATACATTCTAATATATTTGTTGTTTTATTTTGAAAGGTATGCGTATAGTTACAATTTTCAGTTGGATATTCTATTAAACTTACTTTATCGTCTATTTCAATATTTTCACATTTTTTTTCAGAATTATCTTCCATTATTATTTCATGATTACCAGTTACTAAATATGCAGCATTTTTTGAAATTAAAAATTTAGGTTTTTTATTATTTTCTACTTTTTGATGTGGATAACCCGAAGCAAATTTCACTTTTGTCCAATCATTATTATCCCATACATATAAATCTGTTTCAACTGTTCCTTCTTGATATATATTATTATTTTCATTTACCAATATTCCGCTGTTTAATGTTTCATATTTTACAATTTCGGAAATAGGTTTAATATCTATAATATTATTTTTTTTATAAATAAGTGGCATAAAAGATGCCAAAGTCTCGTGATTAAAAAGTATACCATTGCAAGCATACATATCATACGATTCACGATAATTGTTTACTATCCAATAACCATATAATTTGGCAACTCCGTAAGGACTTCTAGGATAAAATGGAGTTTTTTCAGTTTGAGGAACTTCTTGAACCTTTCCATATAATTCAGATGTAGATGCCTGATAAAATCTTGTTTTAGCCATAAGGTCCGAACCTCTTATAGCGTCAAGTAACCTGAGAACCCCGAGAGCATCTATATTTCCTGTGTAATCAGGCATTTCAAAACTAACCTTAACATGACTCATCGCACCTAAATTGTAAACTTCCAATACTTCTAAATCATCTCTATATGTCTTCTTAATTTCTTCTAAAATACCAACTAAATTTGTCGAATCGGATAAATCTCCATATCGCAATATCAAATTTTTATTTGAATATAAATAATCAATTCGTTGGGTGTTCAAATTAGAAGAACGTCTAATTAACCCCCATACGTGATAATCCTTAGATAATAAAAAATCAGCCAAATAAGAACCATCTTGACCTGTTATTCCTGTAACAAAAGCAACTTTCATTATATCTATATAATATAATGAAATGAATATTTAAACTATTTATTGAGCAAATGTACTAAAATCATTTAAAACAGGTTTGGGTAAGAAATTTTGCGAATGAACATTGTTATAATTAGGAACTTTTTTGCATGTAAATGATGGTTCGGGGCATCTTCCGCAAGGAGGACAAGGAGTGTTTGCTGGTTTATTTAATAAATTGGCAACTTCACTTCTTAGAACATACAAGTCTTCTTCTCCTGCAGGAATATCATTTGTATTTCTAGATTCAATACTTGCTAATTGCGGAGGTTCTAAATATTTTGGTCTAATTACACTTGCTGGGTTTGCAGGATTTTGAACTCTTCCTGTTAATTCATTACTACCTTCAGGTTCGGCAGCTGACGTTTGAGTAACTGATTTTAAACTATTATCATTATGACCATGATTAGTTGCTGTTTCTAAACCTTCGGTATATCTACAATGTCCTCCTAAAATAGGACATAATACTAAAGCTAATAATAATATTAATAAAACTTGAATTAAGTTAAACTTGATTTTATATCCTAACATTTTTAACATATATATATGTAATATAGTTGGAAAAAATTTAAACATAAAATGGATAATAATATAAATAGAATATACCCAACTATAATAATGTTAAAATGTTATAATGAAAATTCTATGATAGAAATAGGTGTAGATGAAGCCGGAAGAGGACCATTATTTGGAAGAGTATATAGCGCAGCAGTTTGTTTACCAAAGGATGGCAACTTTGATTATACTTCAATTAAAGATAGTAAAAAATTTTCTAGTAAAACTAAAATAAAAGAGGTTGAGGGATTTATAAAGAAAAATGCGTTATATTATAGCATTTCTTATCGTGACGAATCGATAATAGATAAAATAAATATACTGCAGGCAACTCAAGATTCGATGCATGATTCTATTAATAATATAATTGATACAAATGATGAAATAAATAGAGATATAGAACATGAATATTTGTTATTAATTGATGGAAATTATTTTAATCCATTAACATATATGAAAGAAGATATGTTAGAAGTTCATAATCATGTTTGCATAAAAGGTGGAGATAATACATATTATTCTATTGCCGCTGCTTCTATACTAGCAAAGGTAGCAAGAGATGAATATATTAGTGAATTATGTGAACAAAATCCAGATTTAAAAGATAAATATTCGATTGATACAAATAAAGGATATGGAGCAAAAAAACATATTGAAGGTATACGAGAGTTTGGAATAACTCAATGGCATAGAAAAAGTTACGCTATTTGTAAAGATTATGTGAATTAATAAAAAGATTTTAACTATAACAATTATCTAGGATATAGTGGCGGTTTCTTGAAATAAATAGTAAAGTAACTTAAATAAACAATATATATTTATTTATATGAGTAGTTATATGTACAGGTATAAGAATGGTTCTAAAAAACAAAATATAAAAAAGAAAACTGTAGAAAAAGATGATAGTTCTGATGATGATGACGATGACGATGCCCCTGGTTTTACAAATGGTGATAATAAAGATAATCAACAAATTACACGTGAAAATAATCATGTTTATTATCACGCCGAGGTGAATCGTGGTTCTGTTTTTCAGTTAATTAATCATTTGCGCGCTGCCGAAGAAGCGTGTATTTTGATGCATCATCGTTATACTACTGTTGATATTCCTATTTATCTTCATATCAGTTCTTTTGGAGGTTCTGTATTTGACGCAATGACTGCGATTGATGTTATTAAAAATAGTAAAATTCCAATTCATACTATTATCGAAGGAGCAACCGCATCTGCAGGAACACTAATAAGCGTTGTTGGCGAAAAGAGATATATTCGTCCAAACGCATATATGTTGATTCATCAATTATCTTCCGGATGTTGGGGTAAAATGGCGGAAATTGAAGACGAATTTAAGAATCTTCAAAGTATTATGACCCGCATCAAGGATATTTATAAGGAACATGCAACTATACCGAAAAAGGAATTGGCGGATGTATTAAAGCATGACCTTTGGTGGGATAAAGAAACATGTATCAAATATGGTCTAATTGATGAGGTATGGAACAAGTAATATAAGTATTATAATAAGAACTACTTTGTCTTATTATTATTTAAAATTGATACTATTTAATTGGTTTTGTCAATATTTATACACATATTTACAATGCTAGCACTAATTTTTGATACAGAGACAACTGGACTTCTTCCTGGTTATTATTTCAAAACAAATAATAAAACAGGTGATGATTTAATGAGAGATTTTCCTCATATTGTTCAATTAAGTTTTATATTATTTGATTGCGAAACATTGAAAATGATTGAATCGTATGATTTTATAATCAAACTTTCTGATGAAGTAGATATACCTGAATCAAGTTTTAAGATCCACGGTATTGATAAGAAGAAGTCTAACGAAGAAGGAACCGACCTTAAAGAATGTCTTAATAAATTGAGCAATGTATATAAGAAAGCAGATATTGTGGTTGCTCATAATTTGGAGTTTGATCTTCCGGTAATTCAAATAGAAGGATTGAGACATAATTGTGGTGTAATTATGAACAAAAATGATAAAGGAAAACAATATTATTGTAATATGAAAAATACAATTGAATTATGTAATATTATCAGAACAAATTCAAGAGGTTCTTATAAAAAATATCCATCTCAAGAAGAACTACATTTTAAATTATTTGAGGTTACTCCAAAGAATTTGCATAATTCATTTAATGACATATTAGTTTGTCTTCGGTGTTATATAAAACTAATTCAAGACAAAGATGTTTGCGAACATAATACAGAAATCAATGCGTTATACTCTAAATTACTAGAGGTTTAATTTATATGTAAAATAATAAAAAAATAAAAAATAAATAATTTAATGAATTCGGTTTATTAAATTATTTTTTAATTGTTAATTATGAGTGTTAATCGTTATTTGTTAATCACCAATTTGTTCTTTTTTGACACCTTATTTACTAATTCTCCAATAACTGAAATATATTCATCATTTAATTCAAATCGTTGACCAATAATTCTAACCTTAATAGTATCCTTTTCCTTTATCGTTGAAAAGAAATTATTATTATAATGATGGTCTCTTGTTATGAAAATAACTAATGGTGTTTTGGCATAATCGCTTATTTCCGCACGTATTCCTGCTTTTGTAATATCTTTTACAACAGCGTCTTCAATGATCATTCCTTCTACTGGATTACATACAGAGCATTCGTATATTACGTCAAATATAACATTATCACATTTTACGAGACCACTTGAATATTTGATTAATTTTACACTATCTGGTTTTATAAATCCATTTTTATTACATTTACCTTCTACTTGATTTTTAATATATTTAATCAAATTATTAGTAAGATTAGAACCAATATGTGTAATAGGTAATTGAACTTTATTATGCGCTAACATCTTGAAAAATATATCACGCTTATTTTCCCGTTTATTATTTTTATTAGCGTCTTCATCCTTTTTATTTTCATTGTTTGGGTCAATCTTTAACTTGAGAACATTAGAATTATTATTTTGATTTTCATCACTAGACTTGGGTGGTTTTTGACTTAATTTACTTGACATAATAATATATATTATTATAACCTTTTATTATTATTTCAATTTTTATTTATATAATAATTATTCTATAATAATTATTGTATTACACAAATATATTACAATTATATTTTGATTTCAACCTATTTACACTAATACTAGTTACATCATTGGTAAATTAAAGGTTTAGTTGTTTAAATGTCTTATTAATAACCGTTTCAACTGGATTTAAAAACCATTTGTTTGTTTTATATGTTTTATTAATGGTATTTTCTCGTTCTTTTTTTATATTTTCAAAATGTCTAAATATAATTTCGATAAACATACATATTTGCTTTGGTTTGCCTTTTATATCACTATCAACGAATAATTCTTCATTGTTCTTAATTTTATAATCATCAAATAAAAAATCATTAATTAATTCTAATTTAAATTGTTTTTGATACGTTTCGCAAATTATTCCAGTTCCCTTAATTGTTTTCATAAATTTTAATTTAAATTTTAATGAGTTATAATCATTTTTTTTATCAAATATATTGATGACATATCCGATATACTTTGAAAAATGATTAATTATATATTCCTTTTCAAATATATATTTTTCCTTAATTTTAGGTTCAAGATATTCATTTAAATAATTCCCTTCTTCTTCCCAAGTAATAACATTATTTTCATTTGTATTTTTTTTATAAAAACCTAATACTCCTTTATTTTCAAATAGTAAATATTCGTCCTCATTATTTTTCAAATAAAAATGATTATGAATATAATTGTAAATATTAGTTTCTAGTCCGTCTTTTACATTTTTATTATAGATATAATTACTAATATCTCCTTTTTCTTCAAATGATAAATAATCAAATAAAAAATGACTAAATACAACTAACATATCATCATCACTATAATTTAGTTTATCAAATAAATTAAATATTAAGAAAAAGAAAGAGGTAGTAGTTTTTCTATTATCATAATCTGACTTTAATTTTGTTATAATATTAGAACCCTTATCCAATATATCTATATTTTCTGATAGTTGCGTCGTATTTTCATCTTCTTTTTCTACATCCAATGTTAGTTTTATTTTATCATTCTTTATATCTATTGGCACTGTTCTTTGAAATATTGATATTTTTTCATCATTTATTTCATATGGTTGGTAATAATAGTATTTTCCAACATTAACAATATACCCATTAAATCCATATTTATCTTTAATTATTTCCGATTTATTGAAAGTTAAATTATCCAACGCATAATTTATTTCTTCCATTGTATAGTTTTTATGAATAGTAAGTTCCTTTATAATGTCATGTTTATGATAAAAATATTTGGATGAAAATAATATTTTAATTTTATCAATAATTGGACTAATATTTTGAATAATATAATTTTCATTATACGTTGTTTTATTTTCATTGACTATATTTTTATTAATATACTCAATATTATCATCATTTGATATTAAACATTTATAATCACAATTATTCATATAATCACACGTAGAACTATAAGGTTTATCTCCTATTTCATGTATTATTTTACTATTATTGCTTAATACTTGCTCAATATGAATATTATTCATATTTTCCAATATATAATTTTTCTGTTTTATATTCAATAAACAATCCACTGAGTTTTCTTTTAATAAACGTGTTATTTTTCCCATTTGAATAGCTTTCTTCTCAGCAATACGATAAATATAGTTGTCAATAGCTTCTATTTCTTTATTTTTAAGAAGGGTTCCGTATAAAAAAATACTTGTATTACGGTGTTTTAATTCCAAATTACTATGACTAAAATTTCTAACACCTCTTCCTATAATTTGTTCTTGTCTATTCATATTATACCACGGGTCCATTATATGGACACTTCTAACATTTTTAAAATCAATTCCTTCTGACCCTGCTTTAGATAATAATATCACTTTAATTTTTTCACCATTTGTATTATTTTCATTGGTTACTGATTTTACTTCATCTATATTATTATGACTATGATAAGCATCTCCTGTAATCATAATATACGAAGACTTATTTGAATCTTTGCTAGAAGAAGTAATTTTGTTATTCGTAATAGGATCTATTGGAACAATTTTTTCTTTATTTTTTTCTTCTTTTGAAATTAATGATTTATTATTATCATATCGTCCAAACCCTAGTTCTTCTAGAGCTAACGCAATTGGTATTAATCCTCCATCAATATATTGACTATATACCAAAACAATTCCCGTTGAATTAATTATATGATTGCATATTTCATAAATTTTAGGACTATATTTTTTGATATTGTCAATCTGAAAAATTCTACCATACTTTTCAATGACATTTTCTTTGTACCTATAATTGTTTTTAATTAACGTTTCTTCGTTTAAATCATAACTTACTATACTATGAAGACCGCCTTTTCCGATAAATGACGCTGTTGTATCTAATTCGTCTATATTTTTATTATTTTTAATGTTATCTAATAACTCACATGGATATACAATATTTAACGCTTGAATTGGACCCTGAAGTATATTATATCCCAAATTATCATTCCCAACTAAATTATTATCTCTACTATTTATTTTATTTGCAATATAATTATAACCTAAATCCTGATATTCACCTATTTCAACTTGGTATGTATCTATTATCTCCATGGGTTCTGATGATATATCCTTACCATTTATTTGTTGTATTGGATATTTTAAATCTCCCATAAATGTCTTTTTTTTTGAAAACTGTGAAGGAAAAATTCTATGAGGAAAGGTATATGGGTTTTCTCCTCTAATAAATGATACATATCCTCGTGTTTTTTCTATAAACTTATTCTTACCTACTTCAACTCCGTCTTTTGTAATAAAGTCACCATTTTCGTCAAATACATTTTTCAATAGTATTTCACTTTTGTTATCATTTAAATTCATTAAATTTAATAACCAAATTATTTCCTTATAGTCATTGTACATTGGTGTTGCTGATAAAATAAGTAACTTCATATTACTTGCGTTTTGAACAAGTTTAAATAAACTTTTTACTATTTTTTTATTATCAACTGTGGACGAAGTCCTTATATTATGAATTTCATCTATAATAATAAGACGATTGTTAAATTCTCGTTGTATTTTCTTTTTAAATGCCTTCTTCGTTGCTTTTGGTAAAGAACTTTCTATTTTATCAATCATTAAAGAAAATTTGGTATATCCCATAAAAGTATAGTAATTATTTATCAAATTTTTTATTGTAGAAATAATTTTTTCTTTTGTTAATCCTCTTATAGAAACAGGATTAATTTCTTTTAATAATTTATTACTAGTACATCCTTCTAAATCCCATACACCGTTATTTTTTTTTAGTTTTCTTTCATCAAATAATTGCAATTTGAAATTTTCTTGCACGTTAGGAGAAGCAACAATTAATATTTTTTGTTGTATATTCATTTGCTGTAAATAAACTCTCATATCTTCTGATACACCTATAGCCGAGCAAGTTTTTCCACTACCAAGCCCATGATATAATAATAAACTGTTATATGGGGTTTCAAAAGATAGAAAATTCTTTACAAATAATTGATGTGGCGCTAACTCAAATTTTGCTTGGCTTAATTCCGATACCTTTTCTTCATATTCTTCAACATCTTTTGCGTTTATGTCAGGATAACGTGTATTCAAAAACTCTTTTTTATTAGAAATTTTGATATTGAAATTAGGATCATTAAATGTTGGGTATAAGTTATTGTTTATATCTACATATTCTTTATCATATAAATCCTTTAATTTATTATAATTGTTTTCTTCCCCCTTTATATATTTCATATATTCATTCGTTAATTTAAATTGATTATCAACTTCATTTATTACATTTTTGTTTTTTAATTCTTCTACATCTTTAATATTAAAATTACCTGACATTATTCTGATATATATATTAAATATATAATCTTAATTCTTGTAATGCTTTATTAATATTTATAAGCAATTGCTTTTTTTCTAAATTATAAGGTCTAATTGTAGTTAAACAGTCATTTAATGTTTTAAATTCTATTTGAGATACCTCCGATTCTTGGTAATTTTCTAAATTTAAATTTTTATCACTATATGCCAAATAATATTTATGCTTATATGATTTTAAATTGGAACCTATAAAAATTTCTTCATATGGTATTACATTTTCCAATAATTTTATATCACCTATATTAATTCCGGTTTCTTCATTAAATTCTCGTAGAGCACATTCCAAATCCTTTTCTTGATTATTTCTTCTTCCCTTGGGAAATCCCCATTCGGGTTCAGTATATCTAGTTTTACTTTGTCTTAATAATTCGGTTAAATCTAAATCTATGTCATAATTTTCTTTAAACAATAATTTCAAATTATTAAATTTTCTTAATTGTCCTTCATTAAAGTTATTATTAATTAGATTATTGATAAGCCTTTCCTTTTCATTAATCGTCATTTCATCTATTATATTTTGTATAAAAGGAATAGAATTTATTTGATATTTGCATCTATAAAAATCACAAATACCAAAACTATCCTTTCTTCTAATCATTAAATATTTAAATTCATTATTTTTCATTTTTTGAAATAAAATGATACCTATACTAGTAATGGGGATTTTACAGTCATGATATAGATGACCTTGCTTACCACAATTATTACAATATAACATTATATGTAAAAACGAAATTGTTTTTATATCGTTTTATATAATGGTAAATCTAGAACCAAAAATTTGGGGTCCACATTATTGGTTTGTCTTATTTTCAATTGCTTTGAGTTATCCAAAAACTCCTAATAACGTAGCCAAAAAGAAATTTTATCAATTTATTCAGAATATTCCTATTTTTCTTCCTCATGATGAAATATCAAGTAAATTTGCTTATTATTTAGATAAATATCCAGTTACTCCTTATTTAGATAGTAAAGACCACCTGATTAGATGGGTTCATTTTATACATAATATTATAAATAAAAGTTTAGGTAAACCAACAATTACATTGGAAGAAGCTTTAGAAAAATATTATTATCATTACAAACCTCAAGAAGAACAAAAGAAAAGTACGCTTCTATTTATTAAGAAATACATATACGCATTTATAATTATGTTTTTAATAATATTATTAATAATTTTATATCAATATTAATATATATATATATGAAAACTGATAGACAAGGTGGAGAAGCAGTGGGTTCAGGTTCTTATGGATGCGTATTTCGACCAGCGTTAAAATGCGAAAGTAAAGAAAACCGAACTCAAGGCGTGAGTAAATTAATGGTAAATAAAAAAGCAGCTGCTGAATTTCAAGAAATTACAAAATTTATTCCTATTATCAAACAAATCGAAAATAATAAAGATTACTTTTTAATACCAAAGGGAATATGTCAAATAGATAAATTAACAGATGATGATACAACGAAATTTGATAATAAATGTAAAAACGCTTTTCATGGTAAATTTAATGAAAGCAATGTGAATAATAATTTAAAAAAATTTAAAATAATTAATTTGCCCGATGGCGGAAACGATGTTGAAATATGGGCAAGACAACAACATAAAATGAAAGATATTATAGATATTAATAATGGTTTAATTCGTTTACTAAAACGAGGAATAATTCCCATGAATAATTTGAATTTATATCATACGGATATTAAAGACACTAACGTATTAGTAGGAAATGATAATAAAATTAGAATAATTGATTGGGGTTTATCAGGAATCGTTGATGACATTGAACATATACCAAGTTTTTTATCTCATAGACCATTGCAGTTTAATATGCCTTTCTCATGCGTCTTATTTAATCACAGAACTATACATGAAATTGGTGATTTATGTTCAAAAAATAAGACATTAACTAAAATAAGAATAAATGATTTTATAAAAAAACATTACAATTCGTATATTAAACGTGAAATTGGAGAAGGTCATTACGACTATTTAAATAATATATTTTCGGAATCATTAAGTAAATTTGGAAATAAACATTTTAACGATATTTTATTTAATTATTTAACTGATATTATATATCATTATGGTCAAGGAGGACAATTTAATTTTAAAGAATATTTCAAAGTATTTTTGAAGAACGCTGATGTATGGGGTTTTATTACTATTTATTTAGCTCTTGTTCACATAAAAGATTCAGATTTGTATAGATTTTCAAATCAATTAAAAAATGTAATATTAAAACATTTGTTAAAAGCACCTGAGAAATGTATTAATGTTACTGAATTATCTAGAGATTTAAAATCTTTAAATAAATTGGTTAATATGAAAAAAAGTAATAATAAATTGTTTTCTATTATAGGTTTACCAGATACCCCAGAAAGTTCGTTTAAGAATAAATCTACTGTTACTATTTCTTTTGAAAAGTCTCCCTCGGTTGAAACCAAAACGTCTCCCTCGGTTGAAACCAAAAAGTCTCATTCGGGTGAAACAAAAAAGTCTCATTCTGTAACAAAAAAGTCTCATTCTGTAACAAAAAAGTCTCATTCGGTTGAAACAAAAAAGTCTCATTCAGTTGAAACAAAAAAAACTAGAAGACCAAGATGTCCAAATGGAACACGACGAAATAAAAAAACAGGTAACTGTGAACCAAATAAAAAGTAAAACTAAAATATATATTATACAATTATATATAATATATATATGAGAGTGGAATTAATTATATTAATGATTACTATTTTTTTTATAGCAAATACTTATTATGATAATAAATTATTAGAGCAATTGAAATCATGGAAAAAATATTATACTATGGGGTTTTATGGGTTTATTGGTATCAGTTTGTACTTATTGTTTAAAAAAAAACCAGGACAAAGCAAAGAGTTTTTAACACAAGCAAATACATTACTAAAATATATGCCTATTGATAGTAACGCAAAATCCATTATTAATCCATTAATTGATTTAACTTCACAACCAAATAGTAATTTAGAAGATTATGGAAATGCACCTATGCAACAATCAAGAATGATGACTTCTGGAAGGTCATCTGGTAGTAGCGGAACTACCAAACGTTCCGTAAGTGAAACAAAAAAAAAATGGGTTGCTTCTAACCAAAGTTGGAAATGCGGCGATTGTAAAAAACAACTGAACGCATGGTTTGAAGTTGACCATAAAATAAGTTTAGAACATCAAGGAACTAACCATGTTAATAATTTAGTAGCTTTGTGCCGTGAATGCCATGGAGAAAAAACAGCGAGAGAAAGAATAGATTTATAAATATATTATATAAAATATTAACTTTTTATATTATATGACTGATCAAAATAATACAGAAACATCTTCCTTCCAAGATAAATATATAGATCCGTTTGTTAATTCAATTAACAAATCATATTACGATTACAAAGATGGAACCATTGGTAATAAATTACAAAATGGTATTCGCAGTAATGCTTTGCTCATATTAATTATTGGTATTGCTATCGCATTTAGTATATTTACTATGAATTTTATGAAAGAACCTAATAGTTTCAATAATTTAAATAAAGATATGATTGTTGGAACTATTTTATTAGGATTTCTTTTATTAATACTAACAATTATTTATTTAATTAAATATAAATTTAAAACTGATTACCCCAATATTGTAGAAGAATTTACTTTTTTAAAAAGCAATATTAAGATCCCTATAATTATATTAGTATCAGTATTTGCTATATTTTTGGTATTTAGATACGGTAATAATTATATACAAAACAATCAATCATTTACTACTATATTTTTTAAATATTTTTTAAATTTTAGTATAATAATATCATTTATTGGTTTATTTATTTATTATTTGAACATTTATAAAGAAAAAGGGTTAAATAGTGAAAATGATTATCAAGAACCCAAATCACAGGAAGGATGGGGTGGATTTTTTTCTAGAAACTTATTTAATTTTACAATTTTGTTTAAAAATATTATGTTGTATATACCTTGTTTGTTAATTGACTTTGCAAAATATATACATCACGAGTATAAAATAACACCATCTCCTGTATATGTTATATTATTAATTCAAATAATTTTGGTATCATTGCTTTACGCTGGTCCATATGTTGCTAATTTTATGTTAACATTTTTAACACATGATAGTATTGATTTAATAGAAGACCCAATTAATTTAGATGTTGAAACACAATTTGGAACTTTTCAAAATTTAAATAGTGACATCAATAACGAAGAAGAAATTTTTGAAGTAAATACAACGGTTTTATATAAAGGTCAAACTGATACCACTTATTCGTTTGCTAGAATAATAAATGTAAACTCAAATAATACATTTAAAATAGTTATAATTGATGATACGCGTGAAATAGACGGTGTAACAAAGTCCCAACTAAAAATATATAAGAATAATGTTACTAATCATGACTTTTCTGTATCTACGTGGGTATTCTTAAATGAGCAAACAGGAGAAGATAAATATCATAATGTATTAGATTATGGTAGTAAACCAAAAATATCATATAATGCCAGAAAAAGTATACTACGATTTGAAGTTTTAGCATTTTATAAAGAAGACGACCCTAATAAACCTACTAATATATCAGATGAAGTAATTGATATGGGTTATCAGTTGAATGACAATAAAAGTACAGTTACTAGAATTTTTGAAATACACGCAGTTCCATTACAACGTTGGAATCACATTGTTATTAATTTTACAGGAACACATATTGACATATTTATGAATAATGAATTATCTTTCACAGTGAACGACGTAATTCCATATTTATCACATGATAACGTTTTAGTAGGAGACTCTGATGGAATATACGGAGGTATATGCAATACGCAATATTTTACTAAATATTTAAATAAATCATCTATTAGTTTAATGTATAATTCATTACATACTATGAATCCACCATTATTATAAACCTAATTATATTTAGTAAAAATAATATTGCAATATATTATTATGGCATTTGAAATGAATTATAGTAAGGCATTTATTGTTTTAATATTGCTAATTTTATTTTATTTATTATTAACCAAAGTATTTACTTCCAGTGGTTTAACAAGTTTGGCAGATGCAAAAGATGAACAAATCATTGAAGCAAAATCAGTATCTTATGACGGTGAGCGTAATACAAGTTATTCTCTTTGGGTATATGTTGATGATTGGAACCATCGTTATGGTTCAAAAAAAATGATTTTCGATAGACTTGTCGGAGATAGTAATAAAACTGGTTTAGAAGTTAGTTTAGGTGAACATACAAATGATATTGTTATTGATGTACATTATAAGTCTCCATCATCATCGTCCGCAACCGCTGTAACTGTAGGTGATAGTAATGGAACTGCTTGCACCACTAGTTCTAGTTGCGCCACTGGTTATTGTGATATGAGTTCCAATCAATGTAGTTCCATACCAACTGACCAAACTGGATGCTCTCATAGTCATGATAGTAATGGTAAACAAGTTTGGAATTGCGTTACTGGAACTGCTACTGGAACTGCTACTGGAACTGCTGCCGGAACTGCTGCCGGAACTGCTACCGGAACAAGTGGATTTGCAAATATGGAATCATTTGGCAATATGGAATCATTTGGCAATACAGTAGAAGGACTAGCTGTACATGGTGACTATAATGTTCATACATGTAAAATTAAAAATATTCCTCTTCAAAAATTTGTAAATATTATAGTAAGTTTTAATAACAAAACTTTAGACGTATATTTTAATGGTAAATTGGTGAAAACCTGTTTAACGGAACAACTTCATGAAATTGATTCTAACTCAAATATTAGAATTACTCCTGACGGTGGATTTTCAGGTCATACCTCAAAGTTTAAATTTTGGCCATATCCAATGAGTCCGCAAAAAGCATGGGATGTTTACAGTGAAGGATACTCAACAGGTTTAGGATTTACTAACTTTTTCGCAAAATATAGTGTCAAATTATCTTTGCTTGAAAATAATGTAGAAGAAAGCAGTATCTCATTCTAATTTATCAAATTATAATTTTAATATAATTAATTATAATTTGTATTTTCTATACTAATTATATATGAATACACAATCTTATTATGGAGATAATTATGCAAATGATAATAAATTAAATACATTTTTATCAGGAACTACCGAATTTATGGATTCTAATAGCATGATTAGTAATGTTGTTTTTTTATTAGGAGTTATTATTATTTTTATTATACTTATGCAATTAGGAGTTCAACTTGTATATTATTTAGTTGGTCCAAGTGAAAACCCAAAGATAATAAATGGTATGGTTGAAGGAACTTCGTCCCATACATTTTCTCAAAACCCGAATGATTCTGGGTCTAAACCAATATTTCGTTCAAATAATCAATTAAGTGGTATTGAATTTACATGGTCTGTATGGTTATACATAAGTGAATATGATAATGATAGAACTAAATACAGACATGTTTTCCATAAAGGAGATGGAACTATGTTGAATGAAGATTATGCGGTAAGTGACATTTCGTTTAACGCTGGAATGAATTTCCCATCTAATAGTCCTGGGTTATATTTAAAACCTTGGGAAAATGAACTATTAATTGTAATGAATACTCATCCGGATACTGGTTCAGACGGAGATGTTACTCGTGCGGACCATATTTTAGAAAAAATTGAAATAGATAATATTCCTATGAACAATTGGGTAAATGTAATTATTACTTGCAAAAATCATAATTTAGATGTTTATATTAATGGAACAATATCTAAACGTCACATTTTAACAGGAGTTCCGAAGCAAAATTACGGAGACATTCATGTAGGTGGTGCAAATGGGTTTAATGGTAAATTAAGCAACTTGTGGTATTGGAACAGAAATCTTGGAACACAAGAAATTAATAATATAGTAAAACATGGTCCCGATAAAAGAATGATTAGTAACACTAATTTAACATCTAATCAACATAATTACTTGTCTATGCGCTGGTTTTTAGGAAATTATGATGTTTCTGAATAAATAATTCATTTTTTATAACAAAATTAATAACAAATAAACTATTATATTGTATTTTATTTTTTATAATATAATAAATTTATAAGTAAGTCATGTCATATAAATTCAATTCAATTCAATATTTTATATTAAATCCATCAATAAATGAATTAAGTAATAATGAAATAATATTACTTGAAGATCCTAGTGTAAAAATAGATGAAAATTTTGGTTTATTAAATAATACAGGAAATTATAATTATTTAATTAATAATTCGTTGGGTTATTATATTTCTACGCAGATTTCGTTTAGTATATTGGATATTTCTAATAATTCTTCTATTGGTTCAGGAATGCAATTAGAATTTAATATGGGTTCATTTAGATTAATTGACAATGGCGAATATAAATGTTGGGTATCATCCTTAAATATTATAAATGGTGGAGAAAAGTATGAAGATAATGATATTCTTACTATCAACATTGCGAGAACAATTATATTTAAATATGGCGTATTTGATTCAAATTCTAGTCAATATTATTTAATTGAAGATGTTCATAATGTTCCTACCAATGGTTCTTCTATCAATATACAAGTAATAGATTTACTTAATCCAGAACCTGAACCCGAACCTGAACCTGAACCTGAACCTGAACCCGAACCCGAACCTGAACCACAACCAGAACCCGAACCCGAACCAGAACCACAACCAGAACCTGAA